GATGCCCGGTAGATGCCCGCCGAGGTGCCGATGATCAGCCCCTGCTGCGAGGCCATCCAGCGGATCGAGGGCGAGTCCTGCGCGTCGATGTCGCGACTCAGTGCCTCGTCATCTTCAACGCCGAGGTTGTAGTTGGTCGGGTCGCCAATGGCGGAACCCCAGAATGCCTGCGGAGCGTCTGGAGACCCGCCGAGAATCAGCCGCTGCTGGTGGAACGCGCAGGCCTGCGGGAAGCCCCTGCCACCTAGTCCATAGGCAACTTCAGCGTTTGACCACGTCGCGCTCGGCTGGATGGACTCCCATTCAGGAGCGCCGACCAGCGGCAGCCAGTTGGTCGTGTCCACGTCCGGCAGGGGGGAGGCGGCAGAAACGTGCGGTGTGATGCACTGGTAGTACGTCCCGCTATACAGAACCACCGTTGGGTATGACCATGCCCGCTCAAACGAGTTCCGGCCTGCCGCGTTGGTGACGATCTCGATGCGGGCGCTGGTCCCGCTCTCGAAAGCCAACTCCGCGTTGAAGTCATTGCCGCCAGACTCACCGGAGAACGTGATCCGGTAGGTTGAGCCAGAGACGAACGTCACCGACACGTCGTCTGGATTCTTGACGAAGTTGGAGCGACGGAGCGGCTCCAGGATTCTGGATACCGTCGTCGCCGGGGTGGTGGAGTAGTTGATCTTCAGCGGCGCGATGCCAACGCCAGCCGTGGCGATGATGGCCCTCACGCCGTCCGAGAGGATCGGCTTCACCGACCAGCCGTTGACGTAGATGATGAACTGCGTCCCGTTCAGAACCGACGCGAAGGTCACGTCGAACACCGAGTTCGCACGCGGCGGGGACTTCTGGTCGTTGTACTTCCGAAGCGGCCACGCGGCAATCGGGATGACGGCTGCAGACCAGTCATCCACTGCGTTGATGGTGATGATGAACGGCGGGGAGTTGGCCGAAGTTACTGCGATTGACCTGCCGCGCTGCGCCCACTGCGTCCGGCTGTCCACGCTCACCGGCAGGGTGATCGAGTAGGGATTCCCGCCAACGGTTACCCGCCCGGCGTTCGTCCAGCCGCGCATGACGTTGCCGGTGATCTCGAGGATGAGGTCGTCGTCGTCCGGGTCGCCGCTGCGCCAGGGAATCTGGATGGACTCAGGGACTGGCGTCACACCAGAAGACAGGGCCGAACCCATGCGCTCCGTCCCGCGCCGCAGGAGGGCGCCGCCCTGCATGGACAGCACCACGTTGCGCGCCCTGCGGAGGCTGCTGGCGTACCGGGCAAGGTCGGCCCTGGCATCTACTCGGGGGGAGACTTCGCCCCCGGTGAAGTCAGAGAGGAGTTGGCGGGCGGTTGCCACTACCGCCGGACACCGGTCAGCCGCCAGGCTTGGTCAACCCTGTCCACCTGGCCCTCGTTCTCGTCAGTGACCTGCATCCGCTGCTGCGCGATCAGATACTGCTCCTGCATATCGGCAGCCATGGTGCGGCTTTCGGTCAGGGGGTAGGCAAGCTGCCACGCCAGGTAATAGGCGAAGGCCTCGTCAACCAGGGGGTCGAAGTCGGTCTCCGGGATGTCGGCGATGTACTCCAGGGCGGGATCCTCGATGTCGAGGAAGATCACCCTCCCACCAACTCTCCAGCGGGAGACCAGGGGGGCGCCGATGCCCTCGATGACCGGGGCTTCCGGTTCGACGGCAAGCACCCGGATGGCCCGCAGGCAATCGGCAGGAAGGTCGTAGGCAAAGAGGAAGTCCGGGTTGACCGGCTCCGGGAGGGTGGCGACGAGGAAGGCGTACTTCCGCGCACAGTTCGGGCGGGAGTCGCGGAGCATCCCCCGCCGGGCGGTGTCGAGCATGGCCACCACCGTCCGACTGGTGTCGTCGTCCGGCGTGGTCAGTTGCCCGGAAGTGAGAAGTCCCTCCCCCAGAAGGGAGAGGGACTTGTTCACCAACTCAAGCTGAGTTGCCACTTAGGCAGTGCTATCCACGTCGAGAGCAACCACGCCGGCCTCTTCGATGCGGACGGCACCGAGCACCGTCTCCAGGTAGACACGGAGGGCGAACGACCGGCTGGGATCTTCCGCCACCCGCGCCATCCGTTCGGAGGCAAAGCCCAGGCCAATCGCGTTCTCGGCGATGGCCAGGTTCCACTTCCGGTTGCCGGTGTTAACCGGGATGCGCTCGGAACGGATGAACTTGAAGCCCAGGAAGGTATCAAGCTCGCCCATCACCAGGGCGCGGACGGTGTTGTAGTCGGCGCTCACCACCTCCGTGACGGCCAGCAGATCCTGCAAGCCCTTGGAGTCGGTGATGAACCACCGCTTCTCGCTCACCTCTGCAGCGTCCATCAGCCGCTTGGCCTGACGGAGGCCGGCGACGGTCAACTTCTGACCGGCGCCCGTGGCGCCACCCGTACCACCGATCTGCTGACCGGCGGTCAGGGCTTGCGTCGAGGAACCACCGAGGCCCGTACCCGCAGCGGCAATCGCGGCGTTCAGGATGATGGTGTCGATGCGACGCCCGTAGGCCATGGCGGCAGCGCGGGTGTACTCCGACCGGGGGTCGATCAGAGCCTGGGCGGCCTCGTTCGGCTCGATGGCCTCGCCCCACGACCAAGTGGCCATGGCGGCGTACCGCTTGCTGTGGGCGGCGTCCACCACGGGGGTGACGGCAAGCTGGGTGGTCTTCTCGACCATCTCCGAGGCGGCCAGGCGCTCCCAGTGGAAGCGGGTGCCAGTGCCATACTTGACGTTGGCGACCGGCATCAGGCGGGATTCCTTCTGCTGGCCGAGATGGAAGACGTTCGAGGAGAACTCGTAGACGTAGGCTTGGGGGAATGTTGCTGACATGGTTGGACCCTCCTTGGGTCATTGCGGTTTGCCGTGATCGAGACCCGTGTCCTTTCGGGAGGTCTCTCGGCGTGTCGCCGCCGTCTGCGCCCCTTTCAGGGATCAGAAGGCGGGTCCGCAATGGGAGTGTCCGCTCGTCGGTGCCTATGCAATCACCAGACGAGTCCGGGGTCAAGCCATCATCTTGTCCAGGCTCTTCAGGAGGCCCACCTTCTCCTCCATGAGTTTGGTCGAGCGGGGGTCGTAGGGGGTGAGCTTCATGAGTTCGTCGTTCACCTTGGCGATGTCTGCCTCAACGTCCACCCGGCTGCGGGTCTGCGGGGCGTTCCCGCCCGGCTTGGTCTGGTCTTCGGTCATGCTCGCTCCAATCTCCCTGAGTAAGGACAGGACCGCCGTGGGGTCCGATCCGATGTTGTACCGTTCGGTGGCCTTCTTGATCGCCTCGATCCCGCCGTCGCCGTGCTCTGCCTTGATCTTCTCAAAGGCGGAACTCATCGACTCCACCTCGCGGGTGAGGGCTGCCTTGGCCTGGGCCTTGGTCAGCCCGAGGCCGTGGAACTCCTTCAGCCGCCCGGACTTCCAGGCGTCATCGAGGCCGAGGGAGGACGTATCAACCTCCACGTCATAGCCCTCCGGGGACTCTGGCACCTCCCCCCGGATGAAGCCCCGCTTCGTCAGGGCGGCCTCAAAGGACTTCTCGCTCTCCGGGTCGTTGTCCTTCGGGAGGGCAATCGACCGCCCCCGGTAGGACTCGATCTCCGCGTACCGCTTGACGAGGGTTGGAACGTCGGGGGTATTGGAGACGAAGGGCAGTGCCTTCAGGTCATCGGGGAGACTGCTCGCCCATTCTGGTAGTTCGGTACTCATCCTCAACCTCTCGGTAGATGCTGATCAGTTCAGCGGCCATTGCCCGGCGACCGTCGCGCCAGGCCAGTTCGATGCCGTCCTTGGGGGGGGATGTGGAGGCCATGGCCTCGCCCTCCAGGTAGAGACGGAGTTCCTCGTCGCAGAGGAGGGTGTGGATCCTGTGTCTAAGCTCCATTCACCAACCTCAGTGCCTGGTCTGCTCCCACGCCAGCCCCCACGTCGCGGACGGCCTTGGCGGCGTTGGCGGCCTGTTCCGCCTGGGCGGCGGCCTGCTGGGCCTGCTGGCGCTCCTCCCGGATGGCCTGCACGTCGCCCTCCGTATTGAGGGCAGCGGCCCAGGCGTTGCGGCGCTTGGCCAGTTCCTCCACCGCGCCGTCCCAGTTGACCCAGTCGAGGGCGGTGGGGGCTTCGCCGGCCTGTTGCTGGATGGCGGCCATCTGGGCCACGTCGCCGATGAAGAGGGTGAGTTGCTCCACCCCCTGGGCTTCCTGGGACTGACGGAGGGGGGAGATGTAGCGCACGTCGATCTTGGGGCCGAGTTCCAGCAGGCCTTCGGGGGCGGGAGGGAGCCGTCCCTCGCGGAAGAGGATCTGGAAACTCCGCTCCACCACCCACTTCAGCATGGACTGGAGATGCCCCACGGTTTCACCAAGGATCCGCTGCGCCCTCTCGATCCTCTTCGCCACCTCGTAGGCCGTGGTGCCGCTCTTCATCTCGGAGGGTTCCCGGATGAGGTCGGCGTAGAAGGTGCGGAGGATGGAGGCGCGGAGTTCGTCGGTCTTGATGGCGGTGAGGGTGAAGTCTGTCGCGTCAGTCAGGGGACGGAGGTCTTGCGGGCGGCGGGCGACGGTGAGACCACCCGGCCCGAGGTTGAGGTCGCCCATGAGGTTGTTCGGGGAGGTCACCATGGGGCGGTCGATGCTCCGCTCCCAGGCCTCGAGTTCCAGCCGAACGGCCTCGTTCAGGGTGCGGATGTCGGGGAGGGCGAGGTGGCCAGGGCCGTAGCCCCAGATGCTGTTGGAGGCCTTCGCCCACCGGACAACGTAGCGGGGGAGTTCCATGAAGCCCCCCTCCTTGACGATCACCTTGTCCATGAGGTTGATCCACACGGAGGCGAAGGGCATCTTCTTCTCCTGGGCGATCCCCCTCATCACCCCCTCCCGGTCGATGTCGGCAAGGTCTCTGGGGTAGACAACGTGGAGGAACTTCACCGGGGTTTCGGGCTTCTCCCCGGAGATCTTGAGGAGCCTCTCCCCCACGTCCTTGCCGAACTTCCCCGCCCACTGGAGGGCTGTCTGTTCGTAGCAGCGGAAGGTGGTGGTGAGATCCCCGTACTGGTTCGCCAGGGCGGTGACTTCCTTGATCCACACGGACTCGAAATGGAGACCCTCAAACTTCCCGAGCTGGTCGTAGCGCCCGTCTGCCTGCACCACCCCCGTCCCGAAGGTGACGGCATCTGCATAAAGCTCCGAGAATGCTGCATAGAAGTTGGAGTTGAGGATCTCGGTCCTCATCACCTCCGTGCAGTCCTGCAGCCACTTGGCGGCGGTTTTCGTCTCGCTCAGTTTCCCGTCCCGGAAGGAGAGATCCAGCCAGGCAGAGGCCGAGGGGGTGAGGGCGGCAGAGAGGAAGTTCGACAGGTCGGAGACTGCCTGGGGGGCTGTGGAGTCGAAGATCCGCTCGGTGCGCTTCTCCCCCGGTTGGTGGGGGGAGATCATCCCGCCCATGGAGGGGCGGATGAGTTTGGCGAGATCGTCCCACTCGTCCTGCATGAGGTGGTGGTCGGACTCGGACCTCCCGTGGAGGGCCAGCAATTCCTGAACGCTCATCCGCTTCATCAGATTCTCCCTACCTTGCCAACCACTTTCGGGGTGGCCTGCCACACTGCCTGAATCGGCACGGCGAATGAAATCGCCAGCGCATCCGCCCGGTCAGGGGAGTACCCCAAGGCTTGCCGCATCCGATCCTTGGGGATCAGCAGCATCCGGTCCTGGGCGTCGTGCTGGTACTCGATGGCCTGCAACTCCCTGGCGAGGAACTGGTCCTGGGGAATGGCAAGCCCTCGCTGCAGCGCCTCCCGAAGGCGCCAGTACATGGTCATCCTCATGTTGGCGTGCTTCGGGTCGTCCGACCGGGAGCCGAAGTTCACCCCGTAGACGGGACACCCCACCAGTTGGGTGAGTCGGTCCACGATGGGGCCACCGACGCCGGTCTCGTCTACGATGATCGCGTCAGGCTTCCAGCGCAAGGCAGCATCCTGACAGGCCATCACCAGTCTCATGGAGTCCCGCACCTCCGAACCGGGGATGGTTATCCAGGGGATTGTCCTGGCGTCCATCCCGGCCCGGAAGGCGATCACGGAGTCATCCGCCCCGCCTCTCGAGACGTCCACGGCCATGACGAGGGGATCGGAGTCGAACGCCGTCACCTCCTTGGTCATTGCCTGGTTGACCAGATCTCCTCCGATGAACCCCGAGGAGGAGGCCATCGGGGGGAGGCCTCTGACCCTGACCCGGACGAAGTCGGAGTCCTCCCCGTAGTCAGTGACCCACTGGTCGATCTGGGTTCGGTTCGTCCCCGGAACTTCTCTCGCGTCCACCGTCCGGGCGCGCCAGCGGTGGCGGAACCGCCCGTGGCAGTCGGCGAACCTCCCGGTTGCCCGCGTGGGGTTGCCGCACACCACCCAGACGATCTCGGTGTTCTCGTCGGTCAGCGCCCCTTCCGTTACCTCCCAGATCTTGTCATCGATGGCCGAGGCCTCGTCATAGACGACCAGGACTCGCTTCCCGGCGTTGTGCAGGCCGGCGAAGGCTTCCGTGTTGGTGGCGCTCCAGGGGACTGCGTCGATCCGCCAGGTCTGGGGGGAGCCTTTGGCGATGAGGGCCGTGGCAGTGAGTTCGTTCGCCTCCCGGATGGCTGCCGGAAGTAGCTGGTGCCACTTGGCCAGTTCCGCCCAGGTCTTGGTCCGAAGCTGGCTCTCGGTGTTTGCGGTCACCACCCCCCTGGTGTCGGGGACGGTGACCATCCCCCACAAAATAACCCAGGCGACTAAGGCCGATTTCCCAACCCCGTGGCCCGACATGACGGCGAGCCGGATGACATCGTGCTGCGAAGCCAGGCCCAGCCTCACCCGCTCCCCGATCTCCGCTAGAACCT